GTATTGTATTTCCAGAAAGCATCTCCAAGTACCACAGACCAAGAAACATAACGAGTTGCTGTGCGACCAGTTGTGTTGGCTGTTGCTGTCAATGCAGTATAAATTGTTTGTTCTGTTGTTGGTGTTCCAAAGACCGTATTGCCACTGAGTGAAACACCAGTTGGCAGTGTGTTGGCTGCATAAGTTACACCATAACCAGCCGCAGATGTTGCTAATAAACTAACGTTTGCCATTGCCTCATTACCAATCAATGTATAAGCAAAGTCTGCCGCTGGAGTACTCCAAGTAACAACGTCAGTACTGATTGTCAAGCTGAATGAACGTGTGGTGTCTTGTAACTGTGCATCGGTTGCTTGCACAATGAATGAGTATGTTGTGCTTGATGCTTCTACTGGAGATGTTCCAGATAGTGTTCCGTTTGAGGCCAGTGTCACACCCGTTGGCAGTGAACCAGAGTATAAGGCATAAGTAATTGGAGTATCACCAGTTGCGGCAATAGATGTACTGACTGCCGTTGTTTCGTATGATGTACCTAAAGAACCAGCAGTTGTTGTAAATGTTGGTGCGGAAGAAATACCAAGATTCAAATAAATAGCACCTGCAGTACTTGGGTTAAACAACATCACATTGTAAGTACCAACAGAGGTCGCAGGAATAACAACACGAACTTCTGTTGCACTAACGAATGTTGTTGTTACAGATGTACCATTGAAGTATGCAGAACAACCACTTGCAAAACCAGAACCAATTAGTTTTGCATAACCACCTGCCGGTAGTAGTGCCGTGTCATCTAAGTTATTATAATTGGAATCAGTAACAACAATCGATGTGATAACTGGACCGGTAGAAGCACCACCAGTTAAGTTAACGCTATTGATTGTTGATTTATTTCTGAGTGTCTGGTTTTTTAGTGATTTTAAACTCATGTAATTTCTGATCCAAATGCGTTAAAACTTAGTGACGCTGTGTTAGCATAAACTGTGATAACATCAGTCTGAGCCAAAGTCATACCAATTGTTAAACTAATGGCATCGTTTGAAGCAACTTCTGTGTTGAAGGCAATATAATGTTTGGTGTTAATTGTTTCACCGGCAGGTCTAACAGCAATTCTAAAGTTAGCACCATTGGCACTTTGATTGCAAATGTTGATTGTGCTAATGACGGCAGATGTTGAAGAAGGTACCGTGTACAATGTTGTGTCAGTTGCCGATGCGGGATTAACTTGTCCCAAAACTTTTAATGTGGTTGCCATTTTACATTCCTGATGTTAGAAATACTAGAGGATTAAAATCCGAGATTGCTGTGTTTGCTTGAGACTCACGAGCCAATGGAATTCCACCAGCAGTCGAACCATCATGTACGACAATTACTTTTTTGTCGGTATCAATAGTGACTTCACCAGACGCACCAGTGTAAGAATTGGTTTGCGTGTTGGTCTTCTTTGGCAGTTTAATATTCGTTAAAGGCATCTATATTCTCTTTATTGTTATATTTAGGCTGGTGGTGTAAACTCAACCCAAGATGTTGTATCTTCATCCCACACAAAAATCTTACCTTCTTCCATTGGCATTGGTGTAGGTGCTTCCCACCAGCAAGTGTCTTCATTTAGAATCCATGATGCATAGGGTTTTGGTTCATAAAATGCATCACGACCAGCATCATACTTGTATCCGATACCTGCATAGTTTTTGCGTAATGGTGTACCACCTAAAGTGTGAACACCACCATGTGTATTGTAACTTGTTTGAATCCAAGATGCTGGATCACCAAATAGACCAGTATCGATTACGTCTTGTTCAATAACTAGTACTTGAGTGACATTGTTGTTTTCATCAATTTGTGCGAAATGACTCATAGTTAATTTTCCTTAAAATGTTATTCAAAATTATTAAGCGTTGTTGATAAACTGTATACTACCAGAGCTTCTGAATTCATATATTCGGTAATTATCCACAATATACATCTCTGGAGATCCTGTTACCGTTGCCTGTCCATAAGATATTGGGTGTCGAATATATAGAATACCTGATCCGCCGTTGCCGCCAGAAACCGAGTCTGACGATGCGCTGGAGGGTGCATCTGCTCCACCACCGCCACCTCCGGTTCTAGCAGAACCAGCAGTGGCTCCAAACCCATACGCACCCCTGCCTCCTCCTCCAATACCTCCAGGACCGCCGCCACGAAGGCCTGTACCTGCTCGTTTGCCGCCGGCACCGCCACCACCTGAGAAATATCGATATGTTGAAGTTACAGCGATGCCTGCAGTACTTGATGCTACCGGAGCAGTGAGAACATATGTTCCGGTGCCGCCCGAGGCTGTGCCAAAGCTTTGAATAATACCAGACCCAAATGATCCACTCACGTGAGATCCCACAAATAACCTGCCTTTGGTAACTGCAGATATAGTAATTGTATTACTACTAGCAGTTGTGGAACAAGTTCCTCCAAAATCGCCGCAAATGATCGTGGATTCACCTTGGCCACCAGCTGGACCGTTGGTGCCGTCACCGGCGGAGCCATCATTACCTACTGCTCCAGCACCTCCACCGCCGCCTGCAGTACCAGCGGTTGATCCAGCGCTGGGTTGACCAGTGCCGCCGGCAAAGCCCTGAGCACCGGCATTGTTCGCAGTGCCAGCAGAAAAAGTTTGGGTGTTTATATTAGTGCCGCTGCCGCCACCGGAGCCTCCAGAGAGTCCTGATTGAGTGCCGTTGTTGGGATGACCGTTACCGCCGCCACCGCCACCATACGCTAATTGGCCAAAGAAAGAGGAATCGGTACCTCGTGCTCTGCTGCTGGCGCCACCACCACCTATGGTTATAGTATAAGTGGTGCCTGAAACTACGGTCTGATTGGTTTGAGTAATATACCCACCTGCACCACCACCGCCACCGGCAAGATATAGAGCTCCTGTTCGACTACCGCCACCGCCGCCACCGGCGATTAAAATATAATCAATAGGAGGTAGACCACCTAATGGCCACCGTCCAGCCTGTACAGTTTGAGCCTGTTCTGTTGCGTTAAAAAATCCAGAAACTGAAGATGGATCAGTTGCTAAATTTTGTGTAGCGGAAATTATTCCACCAAAATATCGTTTAACCATTAACTTATGTCCTCATAACTACATGTTATGTTGAATCTATTAGCAGTACCGGCGGTAGCACCTAAACTTTGATCTTCTTCTAAATAATATTGACTAGTTTTATCAATTACATTAAGTGTACTATTTGCCGGAACGGTCACACTACCTACTATACGAAATTGTGTTCCACCAAGCGCAGCTGCAGAATAGAATCCTATTGTTATAAGTGTGGCTGTTGCAGTGTAATTTGATACATTCAAAGTATTTATTTTGAGACACTTACCTGAACTTGCTGGATTGCTTAATATTACTGTTGCGTTTGTGGTTGTTAAGTCCACTCCCGTTGTTTTACCATTGATTGTTGTTGCGCCGATTAAATTTGGTGCTGCCATATTATCCTCCGAATATTAATGAGTAACCGACAGAAGCAGCAGATGAAGCACCACCGCCACCACCGGATGATCCGTTGGCAGCTGCAGTTATTCTACCATAAGTATCTACGGTTATATTTGTTGATGTGTAAGAACCAGCAGTAACACCAGTTGGTGGACCACCAGTGTTAGCTGTGGCAAATGCTGCATTGGCATATGAACTAGCTGAATTGGCAGCATCTCTTACCCAAGCATCAATACCACCGGTATTGGCAGCTGCAAAGGCTGCATTGGCATATACACCAGCTGAGTTTGCGGTTGAGTATGCTGCATTGGCATATGAACCAGAAGTTACTGCTCTTTGATCGGCTGTGGCAGCATTGGTTGTTGCGGTATTTGCTTGAGTGTAAGCCGAGTTAGCATATGAACCAGCAGCAGGATCACCACTGGAACCATTAGCTGCCACTGTAATACGACCTTGAGCATCAACAGTTATGTTGGTGTTTGTGTAACTTCCAACAGTAACGCCAGTTGTTGTCATTGCGAATGCTGTATTTGGTACAACAGTCCATGCAGTCTTTGTTGTACTGTATTGGTATAGAATACCATTAACAGAAAGTGTTTGTCCGTTTGTTGGTGTTGTTGGAAAAGTCATATGTTATTCTTAGAAAGTTATTGAACCTGAACTGGTCCATTTGTATACTCTGTAACCACCGGCGACTGTATATGTTGGTGATCCAGTTGTGAATAAGGCAGCTGGATATGAATCTAAGTAACGAATGATTACGATACCGGAACCACCAGAACCACCAATGGCCGCAACACCACCGCCATCACCTGAAGAACCTCCACCGCCGCCTCCTGTATTTACTGTGGCAGCGTTGCCAGGATTATTAGTTCCAGCAACAATGCTGCCACCACTTCCACCACCGCCAATTCCGCCGGCGCCTCCGCTACCGCTAGAGTATGCGCCACCACCACCTCCGCCGGCATAATATGTATTTGATCCACTTATACCATTTTGAACACCGGCTCCACCTGCTGTACCTGGTCCGTTAGCAATAACATTCACAGCAACTGCCCCAGCACCACCTCCTCCTGCCGCTGGACCAAAATTAGGACTACCTGCTCCTCCGTTATTGCCTTGTGATGGACTAGTTGATGGTGTATTTCCTAGACCATAACTTGTACTATTAGTGGAACCACCACCGCTACCTCCATTACTACCTGGACCTGCAGGATAACTCGCAGCGTAGGATGCGCCGCCACCACCGCCGCCGCCACCTGTAGAAGTAATAGAACCAAATACTGAATTGCTGCCGTTGCTACCTATACCTGTTGCACCTGCAGCTGCGGCGCCTCCGTTGCCTCCTGCACCTACTGTCACTGTTATAGGAGAACCGGCCGATACTGAAAGTCCAGTTGCGGTTCTATAACCACCTGCGCCACCACCAGCACCGGCGTAGCTATTGCCGGCTCCACCACCGCCACCGCCACCGCCACCGGCAACCACAAGATATTCTATTGTAGGTGTAGCTAATAGTGGCCAAACACCATTTAATTTACCTAAACGCAAATCTTCTGAATTAAAAAAACCACCAGTACTAGCTACAGACAATGTTATTGCAGTCCCAGTTACACCGTAATTTGATCTTGTTCTCATATTAACTCAGTAATTCGTAACCAGAAATTAAGTGCAATGCTGAATTTGCAGAAACATAAGCCTGCAGAGTATCACCTTCTTCCAAGTAAATTGCATTATCTTTGGCAATAACTGTTAGTATTGAATTGGCAGGAACCGTTATAAGTCTAGCAACATAAAAATCACCAGCACTACGATTGATTGTCACATTTGCACTTGCAGCCGAAGAACTATAGTTATTAAACATAATAGTGTTAATCTTGTAAATCTGTTCACTGCTTGTTGCGTTACTCAGTACGTTTGCAGAAACAGTTGTAACGTTGACTAATGCCGTCTTGGCAGTTATCGTTACTGTATTGGCTAGGTTTAATGCCATGTTTATTCCTTAAGAACCAAAGACATATGAATTAATCATAGACCTTGCATTATTTGTTGAAGATGAAGAAGATGCAACAGCTGTACTTGTTATGGCAGAAGATGAAATGTCCAGCCAAACGTTTGAAGTACCATCATTTATATATTCGTAAAGTATGTCATCATTAGTTGACCACCACTGGTCACCAACGTTGGCTGTGGTTGGAACACCAGAGTTGGCAGTAAAAGTAATACCAGCAGATGATGAACCGGTATTAGCCTTGGCAAATGCAGCATTGGCATATACACCAGCAGAATTTGCGGTTGAGTATGCTGAGTTAGCATAGTCACCAGAAGTTACTGCTCGTTGGTCTGCTGTTGCAGCATTAGTTGTTCCGGTGTTCGCTTGAGTGTAAGCGGAGTTGGCATATGAACTAGCTGAATTGGCCGCACTTCTAACCCAAGTGTCTGTGGAATTATTAGCAGCTGCAAAGGCCGAATTAGCATAAGAACTAGCTGCATTGGCCGTATTATAAGCTGCATCCACCAGTTCCGAATAGTCACCAGTCGAATCGATATTAGTTAGTGTTATTTTTGTGGTCATATCTTATTTAGTCCACGCCTTTGCGGCATTGAAGTTCGCATGAGCAAATTCTAATCGGTCAATTAATTTAACTGCATTACCCTTCAATTTATCCACCGCCACAAACCCTTCAGGATTGGTGACTTTGAAACCATCATCTGTACGTAAGAATGTATTTGTTACTTGTTTCATTTGTTGTAACTTACTAACAATCATATTCTTGGATGCCACCAAATGGTTCATCAAATCAAAAATACTTTTTAAATCTCTTGCCGAACCACGGAAGAAACGCATAATCTCAGTCTTCTCTTTGATCCGTTTCTGTTTAGTTTCTTCTTTCTTGGCATCAGAGATATCTTTGTTTAACTTGGCCTCAACCCAACGGATCAATTCGTTTGTGTGTGCAGTAGTATCTCTAATCTCTTTACCTTCACGCACTTTGGTATTGTTGAATGTCTTAATGTAAGTGAGTACTACTTCACTTGAGGCAATTCTATTAAGTGTTAGTGCATTGATGGATTGGAATGTTGCACCTGCAAGTGACAGGTGTGAAGTCAATACCTTTGTTTCTTGCTCTGTGAATGTGACTGTGCCAGATGCGTCAACAAAGTATGCATCACGGAACCAAACATCTTTAGTTGAAGTCAAGTGATTGATATCGATATTGAATGATGCCTTCATGTCAGAGAATGTTTTGCCTGTGTATGAAGTGTGAAAGACAATACCCAGCTGTGCAGAAGTCATTGCTCTGGCCAATTTTGAATCTGATGGTACAGCATATACAATCGTATTCGGTTGAAACGTAATGTATTCTTCACCATCAATCGTTTGTGTATTGATATCACCTTTAGAGAACATCATGTCGCCTTGCAAAACGCCTTTGATGCCTAGTTTTGGCAGGTAACGTAGTGCAACTTTAAGTTTAGCATTCAAACCACCACTTGGATGGTTTACATCAATATCATCATCAGTGTAGTTTAACTTAGGGTTTGCATTGAAGACACCTTTAGTACCAACAAAGAACTTGCCATTGTCTGGATTGATACCACAGAAAACTGCAGGTGCACCATCCCATTTTGTTGTGACGTTCACTTTAGATGACGAATTGCCTGCCAACATATCACGTAACGATTGCAGAAAGTTAATTGCATCACGTGTGCCGGCAACACCACGATTCAACACCTCATCCTCAATGTGCTCGAGGTGAAGATTGGCACCTTCTTTTTTTGATTCGGTTATAAATTCTGAAAATTTCATTAGGATATCTTTACGAAAAATGAACTTTGGTCGGTATTGGATGCTGCATATCTTAAAAAGTCGGTCGCAATTTTATTTCTTGTCGCAGCATTAGCACTTAAAAATATGTCAATAAATTTCATATTAATATATTTAGAAAACAAATAACCAGCTGATTCTTTTTGTTTCAGTTTTGCATTAATAACAAAATCCTCATAGGATAAAACTTTGCCAGTAAAATGTTTTTCATATAACTTATAAAATTCTGGAAAAAAATCTTTCGACTTTGTAAAATTAATTACTTCTTTTTCTTCCCTATCAAATACGCCTTTACCAGTATACTTTTTCAAATAGAAATTTACGTTACCGCCGCCGATTTTACCACCTGCAGCAGTTGCACCTTTAATCTCACCTTGCCAGCTTGCTTCGCCTGATGTGGCACGGAATTGAATCTCTTTATCACCAACAGTCATGTATAAGTCAATTGAATTAAAAAATGGTGGCAATGCACCACGTTCAGATGCAGATGTTACACGAAAACCTCCATAATTATAATCTTTGGTTTGTTTGACACTTAATGCATTGTATTCTTCAATATGTGCGGAAGAACCGACTTTTTTCAAAGATACACCAACCAACTTCTTAGCACGTGCTAAGTCATAAATATCTTTGTTCAATGCTGCCCAAGATTCACTATTAATTTTAGGAACAATTCTTAATGTTGTCATCCAAATATCACCTGGGTTCCATTTGTCATCGGAAAAAGAACCTGGAGCTTGTGGATTTTTTGATTTTTTATCATTATCATAAACAATTTTCTTGCTACTATACACTTCATTCATAAACTTTGAACCTCGGTGAAAGTACACAGGCGAACCACTCATCTTGTAATTCTTATAAAGAATGTTTGCTGACTTAACATATGACTGCACCCATTCAGGTGGTGATTTCTCAATGATAGCATCCAAACTATCAGACAAATCACAAAAGCTCATTGCTTTTTCAAGCAAATCTAATTTTAAATCTTCCCATTCAATTGGTCGTTTCAATACATTGTATACTAATGAACAAACCAATGCTTGGCCACATTCCACAATTGCAGTAACATCAGCACCGGCACCAGATCCACCTCCACCAAAATCAGGATCTTTTTTAATTTCTTTCAGTGAAATTTTACGGGTACCTACAAATAATGTTAGTGTACTTTCGTCCCAGTTTGTAGCTTTAACCTTAGCACCACTGTTGAGAGTAAAATCTTTACCATCAACAATTTTTCTTTTCATAACCTGACTACGTGGCATTCCTTTGTATGGTCCTTTGCCGGCATCTTTCTTCAAATCCGCTGGTGTCATTAATACTCCTGTGTTTTTGGAGTATTTATCCTACCAGGTTACCGAATAATGTCAAGCACTTTATCACCGGTCCAAACTTCTTGTTCAGTCCTGATACGATTTTCAGTCTTCAATGTCTCGAATCGATTGATGGCTTTCTTACGCCACCATTCAATGATGTTGTTTAAATGAAACTTCTCATAGTTTTCACCAGGTAATAACTTGTCGGTCTTACCATTGACAAAATCAACCATGTTCTTGTAACCATAATCGGAGATAAAGTATCGTTTCTGTTCATTCAGATTCTTGGCATTCTCAATCGTCTGTGCAAACTTGGCACCTTCTGGTGTACCTTTGAGTGCCACTTTAGTTAATGATATGATATGATTAGAGATTTTTAACTTACGTGATGATGCATCTTCTGGTGCAAGAGGTTCACCAATGATTGTTTCAACATAGTTCTTCAAGTCGGTATAAGTTTGGCCATGTAACATCGGTAAGAAATCTGAATCAGTAAGACCTTTGAAACGAATCAATGGTTTCATGCCGTCATACTGTGATACTGCCTTAGAAGAACCATACAAACTAGTAGTCTCAAACAAACAGGTTGTCATCTTGTATTTCTGGTTCAGCATCTCACGTACTTCATGTGAGGTACAAATCGCAGCCAATAGTTTGCCACCAAGGTAATTATACCCGAATGGTTGTGCAGGTACAATGACAAAACCCATCGCAGCACATTGATTGAACCTCTGAGCACCGCCTTGGACTTGCGTAAACACTTGTCCAAGCATTTGATTTCGTGGCTTGCAGTTGATGACTGGAGAACCAAGACGAATGAAACCACACCACTTTCCAGACTTCTTCTCTAAGATTGCCAATCGTAGACAACGACCGGGTATACTTGTCATGTTTGAATGTGACGATATCATATCAAGGTAAATGTCCCATCGATCTTGAGGCAAGTCAACAACCTCAAATTGCATATCTGCCGGTGACATTGTAAAGTCGGAGAACAAGTCTTCTTCTGGTCCACATCCAGGTAACGTGAATGGTCTTTCTGACATTGCTGCCAGTTTTTGTTCACGCATATACTCATCTATGCGGCCAAACTTATCGAAATATTCCGAGAATACATTGGCAACATAAGCACCTTGTTCTACTGTTAAACTCATACTTTAATTCCGTCAAATTTATTTCTACGTTCTCTATTACCAAATGTACTTAGTGGTTTATCTGGTTGACCAGAATCGGAGATATCGGTCTGTGCAGATTGTTCAGTATCATATAGTCGCATCTTTGATCGATCAATACCAACAATGAAACGTTTGAATACACTAGGATCCGAATAACGATTCTTCAATTGTTTCACCATAATCTGGTTCAATTGTTGCAGTTCTTCCGTACTAATCAACGCAAACATAAAGTCGGCAGTCGCAGGCAAACCAAACGATTCACTTGTGTCCGTCAAGTCAACATCGGTGTTGGTGAAACCAGACCTAGTTGTTTGTGTCGCAGTTACAATTGGCAGACCTGCTTCAACGGCAAGACCACGCAATTCTTCAGCAATCGATTTAATATACGTATATGAGTTAACAGAACCACCAGGTTTGATACGTGAAGACGAACAAATATTTAGATAGTCGATAAAGATAATATCAGGTTTAAAACTTTTCTTCAACTGTAACTCTTGCAACAAAGCACGGAAGTGGAGTGCATTGGCTGCGGCAGTTGGATACTCTTTGATGATTAACTTGCCTTGTGTCTTGTTCTTTAGTACACCAAACTTACGTACATAATCATCCTTAGACATTACGTGTAGTTCATCCATTGTCACATTCAACAAGTTGGCATCGATACGTTCAGCAATCTTTTCTTCAGCCATTTCCATGGTGATGTACAAAACATTCTGTGCATTAGATAAACAACTTGCAGCAACGTGACACATGAACAAAGACTTACCAACACCAGTGCCTGCAAGTGCAACATTCAATGTTTTAATTGGCAGACCACCTTTGGTAATCTTATTGAAGATATCAAGGTCAAACTTAACACGTGATTCAACTTTGTGATACAGGTCATAACGATTTGAAAAGTCATCAATGTAATCGTGACCAACATTAGGGTCAAATGATACAC